CCAATTTCCTCCCTTTTAAGCGACTATCTCCATTCAACCTATATAAACATATCACTTATTTATTAAAGTCTCTTAGAGAGCTTTAAAATGATTATTAAACTTTAACATAATTTTAACAGATTTTTCTTGCATATGTCAGATAATTAACGTAAATTAAGCATCCTAGAACTGAGTAGGTCTCTTCTATGAATTCAAACCATTTTGAGGTAGGGGGTGGCCTTTTTCTTGCAAGTAACATTCTATTAGGCACCCCAGAAATTTATAAGCAAAGTCATTTTAGTAGCAAGTAGCAGTAGATTGAACTGATGCATTGCAAGAGTACTTCTATATATAAACCTAGTAGATATATAATTAAACATAGCAACCTACTCTATTAAACACAGTAGATAGTTCTCTTCTGTAGTATGCACCCCCTAAACATCTTTAATTAAATAGAAATATGCAGGTAAGGTTGAATAATGTTTGGGTGCTGTACAAAAGATGATTAAAAGAATAACATTGCAATCACTTAGCTGACTTAGTGTACCTGAACCAACTGCCTTACGCTTGTGACAGAAGTTTAGGAACTTGTTCTGTAGATTTCCAACTACATTAAGATAACTGCAATATAGTGTTTTTGTTCAACCTATACAAGTAATATGGAGTAGTTTATACTTAGTCTAAATAACATAATTGACAAATATTGTCAACAATACACACTTACTATAAAGCATTGGTGGTACAGAATACTTCTTTTTTAGTTATCATATTGTATGGCAATAATAGAATTAGAATTAAAGGTACCACAAAAGTTACAAGCTATTAAACTTAGACAGTACCAAGAGTATTTAAAAATACAAAAGGAGAATGAAGATGCTGAGGATGCTGCAAACTTTCTTAACTCTAAATGTATTCAAATATTCTGTGGATTAACATTAAAGGAATCTTACAATCTTCCTGTCAAGATGTTTGATGGAGTATTACAACAAATAGGTAAATGCTTTGAAGAACCTACTCCACTAATCAAAGAGTTTAGTATGACTGGTTCTAATGGTGTAGAGGTTAGCTTTGGTATGATACCTTCCTTAGACGAAATGACATTTGGTGAGTATGTAGATTTAGAAAACTTTATGTCGGATTGGGATAATATGCATAAGGCAATGTCTGTTTTGTATAGACCTATCACTTTTAACAAGAATGGAAAATATCTAATTGAAGATTATGATGGTACAGATAAGTACTGGGAGGTAATGAAAGATGCTCCTGTTAATGTAGCTTTAGGTGCAATGGTTTTTTTTTATCGTTTAGGGAAAAAATTATCGAAATATACGATGGACTATTTACTCCTTCAGCAAAATCAGAAGGGAGCTTCAATGCAGGAGAAGGATTTGGAAAGAAATGGGGATGGTATCAATCAATTTATGCTCTCGCTGGAAAAGACGTATCAAGAATTAATAAAGTCACAAAAATTCCATTACACCAGTGCTTAATATGGTTGGAGTTTGAGAAAGAGAAAAACGAATTAGAACAAAAGATGATTAAAAACGCTTATAATAAAAATAGATAATGACACAAGTATACGACATACTAGACAAAGTAAGAGATAGATTAAGAGATAATCCTAATGTATTCTCTGTAACTTTTGGGGATATTACAGAGGTTGACTTAAACAAGACAACAATATTTCCTTTAAGCCACCTTACAATAACAAATGTAACCTTTGAGAGAAGTGTAATTAACTTTACTATAAGAATGTTATGTTTAGACATAGTAGATTATAATAAAGAAAAGTATGATAACGATATGTTTTATGGTAATACTAATCTACAAGATATTTACAACACACAGTTACAAGTAGTAAACGATGTTGTACAATCTGTAAGAAGAGGTAGCTTGTTTGACAGTAAGATACAACTTATAGGAGAACCATCTGCCACTCCTTTCAAGGATAGATATGAGAATGAATTAGCTGGATGGGGTATAGAAATTAATTTAAGCATGATTAACGATATAAGCATCTGCTAGTGAGATTTATTGAATTACATAAGGAACTGGAAAGATATGGTCATTTTCTTGTACTAAAGTATAGAGAAAAACTAAGAAAAGATAGAACATTTGCCTCTGGTGAATTAAGTGATAGTTTTACCTATGAAATTAGGGAAAGTGATATTCAATCTAAATTATCAATACTCGCTTTACAATATGTAGGAAGTATAAGTGAGGGTATAAATAACAAAAGAACACCACCAAGTACTGAAATACTTAAATGGATAGAAACAAAAGGAATAAAACCAAGAAAGGGAGGTGATAGTGAAAGTAATATGAAAAGAATGGCTTTTGCTATTGCTAGGTCTATAGGTAAACATGGTGTTATTGCTAGGTTTGGTTACAAAGGAACTAGCATAATAGACTATGTATATAAAGATATTTCTGGAATACTAGGTAAAGATTTACTAGATGCCTATAACAGAGATGTAACAAGAATATTAGAAGAAATGTAATAAAACAAAATAAATGTCAACAATAATTAACACACGAAGTCCTTTCTATAAAAAAATATCTAATGCTTCTTTAGCAAAAGCAAAATTAGAGTTATATGTATGGACTGGAGTATATGCAGACCAAGTAGCTGGAGATAAAAGATATACTATAACAAAAGAAGAACTAGGAACAAACAATTATGTAACTTTTGAATTAAGTGAACTTATAAGAGACTACATGATAACTGAGTATAACGATTATGCTACAGATACATTATGGGTAGATGCAGATGTAACAATATACGATGAAGATGATAATATTGTACAAGTAAACTCACAAGACACAACTACTTATGAATATTTAGCTATAGACGGCTATGGTTACTTTGAAGATGGTATTAATCCTAGAAGTGTTCAATTTACAACACCTATGGTTTTACAAGACAATACTACAATATACTTTTATGGAGGGTATGATATTAAGATTCCTATATATGCAGAAGCACAAACAATTACTGCTACTTTAACAAGCTCGGCAGGGGCAAATGTATATTGGGAAAATGCAGATGACTTTTGGGATACTTATGATGTGACTTGGGGTTCAGGACAAACTCCTGTAGTGATTACTGACAATGGTAATACAAATCAAAAGATACAATACTTAATAATAACAGACACTGAAGATTTAAATGATGGAGATACTGTAACAATATCTAGTACTAACCCAGCATACTCTAATTCTCCTGTTACTATAACACTTAGAAAAGTATGTGAACCTAAGTTTACTCCTCTTAGTGTAATATTCTACAATAAGTATGGAGCATTACAAAACTTATGGTTCTTCAAGAAATCAATGACTGATATTTCTATATCATCTAATAAATTTAAGAACAATATAATTGACTTTGATAATTCAGGAGGAAGCCCATCATATTCTTTATCTAAACATCAAGAAAAGATATTTATGGCAAATGGTAAGGAATCTATTACAATGAATACAGGATTCTATGAAGAAAGCTTTAATGAAGTTATTAGACAAATGTTATTATCAGAACAAGTTTGGGTATACGATGGCACAAATACTTTACCTATAAATCTTAAATCTAATACATTACTATTCAAAAAAGGAGTTAATGATAAATTAATAAGCTATACAATATCATTTGACTATGCTTATGATAAAATAAACAACATACAATAGTGAAACAACCTATACTATACATAAAAGATAAGGATGGTAATTACCAACAAATAGAAATGTTTAGTGATGAAACTATTACTATAACATCTAAAATACAAGATGCTAGAGACATATCTAAGGTATTTACTGACTTTACTAAAACCTTTACAATACCAGCTTCAAAAGAAAACAATAAAGTATTTCAACACTGGTATAATTATAATATTGATAATGGGTTTGACAATAGGATAAAGAAAGATGCTTTATTAGAAATAAATTACTCTCCTTATAAAAGAGGTAAAGTGCAATTAGATTCTGTTAACCTTAAAGACAATCAACCTTATTCTTATAGTGTAGTGTTCTATGGCAACACTGTAAACCTAAAAGATTTATTAGGAGATGATGAGTTGAGTCAATTAGAAGACTTAGACGATTATACGCATGACTATACAAGTACAAATGTTAAAACAGGGTTACAAAGCGGGTTATCTTCTGGTAAAATAATATACCCTTTAATATCTCACACTAAAAGATTTTACTATGATTCTATTCAATCTAGCCCTAATTATAGCGGCAATTTATATTACAACACATCACAAAACGGTGTTGGATTAGCATTTGATGATTTGAAACCTGCTATTAAATGTATGACTATCATTGAAGCAATAGAGACAAAATATGGAATATCTTTTACTAGAGACTTCTTTAACGAAACTTCAGGGAGTGCTTTTAGCAATCTTTTCTTATGGCTGAGTAGAAACAAAGGATTTGTAGGGGGAGATGAAAATAAAGAAGAAATATTAAGTCGTATTTGTGGTGCTTGGGGTTATTCTTCTGGTGATTTAGGTTTTAACATAAGCGGAGATACTTGGACTGTATCAACATCAGGACATACAAGACGTTACGATGCACAATTAACAATAACCACAACAGGTGCTAATCAAAGCATTCCATACACTGTTAAAGCTGTTGATTACGTTACTGGTAATACACTAGCTCAATTAGCATTAGGCTCTGGTGCATCAAGAGACTTTACTGTTCAATTAATCTCAACATTTGATTTAGTTAACTATAAAATTAAATGGATTGTTGAATCTAATACTTCATTGTCATTTACACCTACTTTAGATATGACAGAGTATATTCTTGACCCAATAACACAAACTCCTACTGGAACAAACACTGCTGTATTTAATATAGGAGGTACTGGAGCAAGTATAGCTACAACAGGAGAAATAATAATAACTGATAATGTTCCTAAAATAAAAAATATAGACTTTCTTACAGGATTATTTAAGATGTTTAATTTAACTGCATACTATATTGATGATGCTTCAGACGCAGATTTTGGTAAAATATATGTAGATACTTTAGATGATTTTTATGCTGATGCAATAAATAACCCTTCTTCTGGTAGTTATGATATTAGTAGTATGATAGATGTTGCAAACACTAATGTAGATGCTCCTGTAAATTATACTGGTATAGATTTTAAATATGAAGAGCCAAGTACATTACTTGCTATAAATCACAAAGAACAGTTCAATGATATATTTGGAGACGAGAGAACTAGAATATCAGGAATAGATGAAGGAGAAATATATTCTGTAAACACTCCTTTTGAACACATGAAGTTTGAAAGAATTATTGATGAAAATAAATCAAACGACTCAAAAGTTTCTGGAACTACAACTTCAACTACAACAAATAAACTTATTGATAGTACAAAAACCTTTACAACTACCGTTGCGATAGGAGATGTTGTTAATAATACAACAGACAATACTACTGCTATTATTTTATCTATAGATAGTAACACTACTATTTCTTTAAGTGCAGATATTATGCAAAGTGGAGAAAATTACAATATTGGAGAAATTAGTCCTTATGGAGATATAACTTCTCCCGCTCCATACATAACTGATATATTGTGGGGTTATTCAGCAGATGGAGATTTTGAATCTAAAACTGATGTAACTCCAGCTACAGGCGACTATTCTCCAGTACTAACTAAACCACTTGTATTTTATGCAATACAAGAAAGTATAAATACTGGGAAAGGAATTAAATGGATTTCAGATGGCACTCCTATAGAAATAACACAATATTATAGACCTTCTAACACTAATGAAGACGGCACAACATCAACCGCTGCTGCTTTTACAATTAATTTTGATAATGAAACAGATGAATGGAATTTAACAGATTATAATGTAAACACAAACTCACTGTTTAAAAAGTTTTATGCTAATTATGTAGATTCTCTATTTGATTCTAAAAAAAGAATGTATAAAGTAAAAGCATACTTAACAACAGAGGTTTTTCTTAATATGAGATTAAACGATAGACTTATTATAAACAATAGAGTATTTACAATAAACTCAATAAAGACAAATCTAAAGACTGAAGTAAGTGAGATAGAATTATTAAACGTAGTAGATAACGAATTACCATCATGATAAAGAATATAATAGACTTACTGAATGCTTCTGACTGGTATATATATGATGAAGACATAGATATAGCAAAAGGAAAGTATAAATCTCCAACAACTTGGAAAGAAATTAAAAAAAGTATAAAACGAAACACATACAACAATGGCTGATAATATTATAAAAGTATTTAAGGTACAAGTAGACACGAGTACTGGTGAACTTAAAATTAATGGAATAACTAGCACTATTAAACAGGCTCAAAATGAATTTAACAAGTTTGATAAAATAGCACAAAAAGCTGCTAA